CTAGATTTAAATACATTTGATGTTTTTAATACTCAAAAAGTAAAATATTTTAACAAACAATTTAGCACAACTGTGTATTATCGTCAGCAAAATATGACAGAGGCAGATATTGCCCGTGTTCATATAGATAATATGTTGATTGATATGTACAACACATTCCATGGTGGTCCAAATTCATATAATCAAAAACTATATGATGCAATTGCAGACCGTCATGCTTCTTTAATTGCCGATAAAAAGAAAATGGTTAAGTCTGCTTGGGCTAAAGCCTCTGCATCTTTAACTCCAGAAGAATTTATTGGCCTTACTAAAGGATTCCGTCCTACCAGTGGACAAATTAATACACGTTTAGTCTTTATGGGTGGAGAAGCAGACCTTAAAGGACTAGAAGATGTTAATGGAAATGGTGAAATACTAGGTAAATTCCAAAACTGGGCTATGGACATCATGGATGCACAGGTAAATGGTCTATATCGTCAGCCTGCTGTTTGGATTACATACAGTAAATACATGGATGACCTTGCTCCGTATGAAAAGAAACTTGCTACTCAATACAAGAATGCTATTAAGCAAGATAATCCTTTGATTTCAGATGCAAAGGCAGAGAAGTTTGCTAAGGCTCAGGCAGAAAAGCAAGTAGTTGAGTTAGCCTGGAATGGTGCAGTAAATGAGTTAATAACATTTGCTGATAATCCAAATATTAAAACTAATTTTGCTGTATCCGTTCGCTCAGTAGGTCGTTTTTATAGAGCAACCGAGGACTTCTATCGCCGTGTATATCGTTTATATACAAAGAAACCATTGCAAACTTTATATCGCTTAAGACTATTACACACAGGCTTACAGGCTAGTGGTGATATTTATGAAGACGATAAGGGAGATATATACGTAACCTTCCCTACGGATATTATAATAAACTCTGCAGTAAATCCTATTATTAAAGTTTTCGGTGGCGATTTCAAAGTTCCATCCTTTAACGATTTTGCTATTAAGTTAAGATTAATTAACCCATCCTTTGCCCCAGATGCTGGTCAACCAGCCTTTAGTGGTCCAGTATCAGCAGTTGGTTTATTAACTTTAAAGGCTTTCTTACGTGAACTACCTTTAATTCCAGGTCCCATTAAGGATAAGATTGATGCACCCGCAAGTAAGGCGGCAGATGCTATTAATACTATAGCCCTGGGCAACATAGGTAAAAACTTAGACTTACGTGAAGCAGTAATGCCTTTGCTAGGTTCTACAATTTGGACTAGCCTATCTCCTACAGAATCAGACAGACAAAAGTCTACAGCCGTACTTCAGGCTATATCTTATTTTCAAGCATATGGGTACAATCTACCAGCAGATGCTACAGTTGAGGAAACAGATAAGTACCTAAGTAATCTAAAGATTGCAACAAACTCAGTTGTCGTAGGACGTAACTTCCTAGGCCAGATATCACCAGCATATCCAGCATTACGGGATACAAAAGGTTTACCTGCTTATATGAAGGATGTTGGTATTACTTCATTTAAAGCAGAGTTCTGGGATATCTACAACAGCATTCTTCGTAATGATTCAGAGAATGCAACAGATGCATTTGAGTTAGCACTGGCTACATTCATTGGTAAGAATCCAGGAAAGTTAGCCTATATAGTTCCTAGAAATAATAGTGCTATGAAAGTCTTTATTAATAAGACAGAAGAAGTAAAGAACTGGGCTGTTACTAACTCTAACTTTATAGATACATATGGAGAAACTGCATATATCTTTGCTCCTAGAGTTGGAGAATATAATCCAGATGTTTATTCTTGGATGGAATCTGAAGGTATCTTAAGGTTCCCAAAGGGTAAAGATGAGTTTAATAAATATCTAAAGAACTACCTAAAAGATGTGCAGTTATCAGAAGACCGTGAGACTTACTTTGGAATTGAAGATAATCAAAAGGCTGAGTTGGCAAAGACTACTGATATTGACTTACGTAGACAAATTATCTATCAGTCACAACAAGCCCGCAAGGCTATGTTAAATTCTAACCCATACCTAAAGGCAGAAATTATGGGTAATATAGATAACCAGGGTGAACTAGAGGTTAAGTTCAGAGAGTTATCAGAAATAGTATCTAGCAAAAATAGTCCGCTAGATAAACGTTCAAGGGCTGCTATGCAATTAGTTGTTTCTGAGATGGGTCAATTCTTAAATATTGCCCAAGACCAGAACATGGCTAGCCGTTATGACTTTAGCGAAGTAAAGGCTGCTAAAAAGAAAAGTATTAACAAAATAATTGAAGAGTACAGCAAAACATACCCAGAGGTTAGAGAGGCAAATCGTTTGATTTTCCGTTCACTATTGAACTCATACTCCAAGGATGTTACAACAGCAAGAGCACAGGAGGAATAGTATGGGTGACCGTCCATTTGAAATAGAAGCGCAACAGAAGTCACAGAACTACGCAGACCTTGATGCCAAGTTCGGTGCAACAGGTGAATATAAAATTACCTTTGACCAGAATGGTAGATATCGCCAAATTGTTAAGACTGGTGAAGACCAAACTGTTCAGTATTTCTTATACGTATTTCCAGATGGTAACTTTGATGTTGTAACTGGAACTCAATATGTTGCTCAGGTTAAAAAAGATAATGCTGGTAAGTTAGAAAAAGTTAGAAGTGATTTATTTAGAACTGGTTTTCTAACTGAAAAAGAATATACAACTAAAGATAGTAATGCCTTTACTACTGCTATTCTAAAGGCTGGTTCTACTCAATCAGTAGAACAAGTAGACTCTTTTCTTATAGATAAAGAAACTAAGTTAACACCATTCTTTGATTGGACAGCAGGCCGTCCTGGCTCACCAGATGGTGGCCCTACAAAGAGCAGAGTTGAAACTACAGAAGTAGATGCTGCTGAGATGATAAATGGCTACACTCAGCAACTATTAGATAGACCAGCAACTGAAGAGGAAAAGAAACTATTCTTTCAAAAAATTAAATCTGCTGAGAAATTAGCAGTAGTTATAAATAAGAATGTTGGCGGAGTGCAGGTAACAAGTGGTTCTAAATTAGCAGATGCTGATTATAGAGAGATTGCCTTTGAGACACTTAGAAAGTCAGTATCATCTTTAACTGATGAAGAGATAGGCAAAGGAACTGGGGCGTTAAGCCAATCAGTATCTTCCCTAAAAGAATATGCTACCCAGTATGGTATTAATCTATCTAACCGTGAAGCATTTAATCAGGTAATGGGTGGAATGGTAGAGGGTGGAACCCTTACTACTGGCAAGTTAGATTCACAACAACAGTCTATTAAGAATATGGCTAAAACTTTCTATCCTAATATGTCTAGCATCATTGATGGTGGTGGAACTGTTAGTGGTATAGCAGACCAATTTGCTTCTATTATGTCTAAAACTTTAGAGATACCAGCAAATTCAATTAACGTATTTGATAAAAGAATTCAAAAGGCTCTAGCCAATAACGGGAAACCAGGTGTAATGACTACTACCGATTTTGAAGTCCTATTACGTAATGAACCAGAGTGGGCTAAAACTAAAAACGCTAAAGAAGAAGCAGCAAGTTATGCTACTAGTATTCTTCAGAGTTTTGGATTGATGGCATAATGGCAACTAAAAAGAAAATATCTGCAGAAGAAGCAGCGGTTCGTGCAGCACTTGCTGTAGTTCAGGCTGATACTGGTTTAGCAAAGGCACAAGAAATAATAAAAACTGGTGCTGTTCCTGCAGAAACTGCTACTGCCAAACCTACTTATGAGGGAATGCGTTCACAACTATCTGAAATCAAAGACCCTAAAGTTAGGGAAGCACTTGAAAAATCTTTTGCTTCTACTGATAAACTTACAGAAACTGTTACAAAACAATATGAAGCACTTGGCTATACATATGACCCAAATACCAATACGGCAACTCCCAAAGTAAATACTGGTGGGGGTGATACTAATTTAAATAAAAATAATGTTGTTAATAAAGATGCTGTAATAGATAAAGATACTCAAGATGCTTATGCTATTTTAAAGAGTGCTCTATCTAAATATGGATTAGAAAGCCTTTATACTGTTATTGAGGGTTATATGAAGTCTGGCCTTGGGCCAGAGCAGGCTAAGTTAAAGATTAAACAAGAGCCAGCATATCAAGCAAGATTTGCTGGTAATGAAAAGCGTAGAACTGCTGGATTAAATGTTTTATCTGAGGCAGAATACCTTGGCTTAGAAGATGCATATAGTCAAACACTTAAGGCTTATGGACAACAATCATATTTTGGTACAACCCGTGATGCTCGTCAAACTACAATGGCTGCTTTAATTGGTGGAGATGTATCTGCTACTGAGTTTAAAGATAGAATTGATTTGGCTGTCACTAGAGTTACCAATGCAGACCCAGCAATAAAGACTCAATTAAAAGCCTTTTACAATATTGAAGATACTGACCTAGTTGGATACTTCTTAAATCCAACACAGAATCTACCTAAACTAGAAGAGAAGGTTAAGGCAGCAGAAATTGGAAGTGCTGCAGCAGCCCAAAACCTAGTAACTAGTATGGCTACTGCTGAAGACTTAGCCAAGTTTGGCGTTGATTTAGCAACAGCACGTAAGGGTTATGCAACTATTGCAGATGTTTTACCTACTGCTGGCAAGTTAAGTGATATTTATAAAGAAGAAGGTATTACTTATAATCAAGCAACAGCCGAAGCAGAAACATTTAAAGGGTTAGCCTCTGCTCAGCGCAAGAGATTAAAACTAGCAGAAAAAGAAATTGCATCCTTTAGTGGACAATCAGGTATGAGTAAGTACTCATTAGGAAGTAAATCAGCAGGACAAATATAGATTCCCTACACGGATAGACCAGCCCCGTGAGGTGTAAAAGTCTGGGAGTAGAAGCCAGCCAGTTTCCCCGAACTGAACTGTGGTCTACGAACTAATCAACGAATAGAAAGGGTGGTTGCTATGAGCAACAATTACTGGGAAGACGAAGACGAAGACCAAGATAACGATACACCTCTGCAAGGTGATGACTTAGTTAAGAAACTAAGAAAAGCCAAACGTGCAGATGAGAAGCGTATCAAGGAACTTACTGAGCAACTTGAGGGTTTATCCAAGGTGCAGCGTGAGAGAGTCGTCAAGGAAGTCCTAGAGAAAAAAGGTGTAAACCTTAAAGCAGCAAGACTAGTATTAAAAGACTTAGATGATGTTAACGAAGATACAGTTTCTAACTGGCTCGATGATAACGCAGATTTGTTTGGGATAAATGTCCCTGCTCAGTCTAATGCAGATAACGTATCTCTTGCGGCATTACGCCAACAGGACATCGTTACTCAAGGTGCGGTTACACCAGACCGTGAGCAAGACTTCGCTACAAAGGTTGACAATGCTCAATCTGCTGACGAACTCATTGCATTGATACGGTCACAACAACACTAATTCCGTTCATAGTCACTTGGAGGTGACAAAACATGGCATACGTATCAACAGCCTCTGATTCACTCGGAGGAACCGCTGGTGCTGCTGGTCTAGTACAAAAGGCATATGACCGTTTACTAGAGTTCGCCCTCCGTTCAGAACCACTAATTCGTTCTGTTGCAGATAAGCGTCCAGCAAGACAAGCAATCCCAGGTTCAACAGTAGTACTACAACGCTACGTTGATTTATCCCCTGCTACTTCAACTCTGACAGAAACAACTGACCCAGAGGCAGTAGCAATGTCTACACCAACCTCAGTAACCATTACTCTTAACGAGTACGGTAACTCAGTATTGGTAACACGTGCACTAGAGTTATTCTCTCTTGCAGATGTAGACCCAGCAATCGCAAACATTATTGCTTACAACTTAGCAGATTCTATTGACTCTATCGCAATGACAACATTGCGTGGTGGTTCA